GTCTCGGAACATTTACCACCTAGTTTCACCATCACACAATTCTGTGGAAACAGGGGTTTTACCATCACACAATTCCGAGGATTTGCCCGCTCAACCATCACACATTTTGGTGGAAATTGCGGGTACACCATCACACAATTCTGTGTGGTCAACAGCTAGTAGTAATAGTAATAGTAGTAAAACTACCAAATTAAATACTTCGTATTTAATTGGGGACGCGTCCGTCCCCACGAAGGAGGTCATTGTGGAGAAGTGGAGACCTCGTGGTGAAGACACTGCGGGAGATGACGAGATTGGCGGAGTAGGGCTTTTTGAAGATGAGGCTCTCCGGAAACAGCCCCAAGCCAAGATTGACAAGCGGGATATCCGTACGCGCTGGAAGCGTCCAGAAGACGAGTGGACCCCCGGAGATGTTGCTGCGGAGTTTTCCTACCGGCTATCGATGCACTACCCCATGACCCCCGCATTGGTAAACACTAAGGACATCCGTGGTGCGCTATCCCGATGGCGGAAGCAGTACGGAATCACCCCGCAAATCGAGATGGAAATCATGCGGATGTTCTTTGAAGACGAGAGAAACTTCCGGGATGCCGACAAGAAAGCCTCACAGGTTCACACGTGGTATCTACACATGTTCAAGACCAACATGCGAAACGCCTTCGACCGACTTGGCATTGAGTACGAGAAAGACACGCCTACCCAAGAGGTCACAGACGTGTTGTATGCTTCGGACGGCAGGACGTTCGAGAACAACATCGCTGGGCGTTCTGCGCTGAAGAACTACGAGGAAAGGATTTCCAAGAATGCTTGACATGAGGACAATCGGTCTCAACAGGGAGCACTGGTTGACAAAGATGTCGAACATTCCTACGCGCTACCTGCGCTGGGATTTTGACAACATTCGGGAGAGTCAGGGGAACCTACCCGTTGAACTTGAGGACTGGTTTCACGACCTCATGGATGGCAAAGTAATCCTCAACGTCGGAGGTCTTGGTACCACAGGAGTCGGAGTCTTGCTTGAGGGACCTCCGGGACGAGGCAAGACCACGCATGCCGTAGCATCCCTGATTGAGTTCGTTAAGAACCTTCCAGAAGACCCAGACCAAGCATCCAAGATTCTTCACATGCCCCGCTCGGCTTATGGGCGGAACATGCGCCCCGTCTATTACTTGACATTCACCGACCTGCTCTACCGCAAGAAAGCGTTGTTTGATGCCGACGTAGACGACCGTAAGCGGTTGCAAGAGGAGATGGATGGGTTCCACGGTCGTGCCAAAGAAGACACGCTCAATGTTCGCCTACTGGTTCTAGATGACCTTGGCAAAGAGTACGGCTCTGAGTACGACAAGTTTACTTTCGACGATATCCTGCGAACTCGTTACGACAAGGGTCTCCCGACAATCCTGACCACCAACGTTTCCCGTGAGACGTGGAAGGAAGTTTATTCAGAAGCGATGGAGTCTTTCGCACATGAAGCCTTTCGACGCGTTAAACTGGATGGAAAGGACTTGCGTAAAAACTGATGAGAGAGGCTAAGCCCGTGGCAGAATGGCGTTCCCTTCAGTTCTTCTTGTCTGAGGACGGGGTTCATGAAGTTCAAGCTAACCCTGATAATTACAAGCGACTTAAGTGCGACTGCGATGTCTACAAGACTGGAAAGCGGTGTGCTCATGTGCGTTACGTGCGTCAGCAAATCATCTCCAAGAATGGCTCGTACAGCATTACTATCCCCGAGCACGTTAGTGACGAAGAGATAGAACGAGCATCAGAAAGTGCAGACTCGTTCCGCAACATGTTGATTCATAACGCTCGCATTGAGGTTATTTAGTGTTACGCGGGGACATATCCAATGAAACTCCGCCAAGAATAATCGTAAACATTGACGCGGTAGTCTCGTCAGACATTGATGAGGAGAAAAGAATAATCCGTGGCAATAAACTCACCAGACGAATCTTGGGTCTTAATAACCCCGCCTTGTCCTTGCTGTGGAACAAGTCCTATCAGTTTGGACTATCCGTAGAACTTTCTGCATTTGAGTCAGAGCTTTGGACTCAAGAACACTTGGACAAGTTGATGGCTCGACTTGATAGTCGGGGCGGGAACCCGTTTAACTACGCGGAGCTTTACCCGAGTATTGACGACTTCATTGGCGAGTTGCCTTATAGGACTAACCTCAAAGGTGTGATAGACATAGTAGAGCGTGTTGCACGCTACGGTTCATGGGGAATTGAACTACAGAATTTATAGGTACAAAACAAGGGAAATAAGATGGCACACGATAACGAGTACAGGTTACTTAGCAAAGTAATCACAGACCGGAACATCATTCCGGTTATCGAGGTTGGGATTCGGGACGACTGGATTGTTGACCCCGACCTTCGTCGTATCTGGAAGTTTGTCCGAGAGCACTACGCCAAATACCGAGAAGTACCTACGTACACAGCGGTAAAGGACAACTTCCCAAACTTCACGGCACTCGATGTCGGAGATACTATTGACTACCTCATTGACCAGATGGTTGCTTTCCGCCGTCGCACTTTGGTTAATCAGGGTGTTGCTCAAGCTGTTGCCGACATGCAGCAGAACAACTTTGAGTCCGCTCTTTCCGAGATGTCCAAGACTATTTCGATTGTCAATGAGCAGGGCATTGTTGGGACCCAACACGTTGACTTGACCAAAGACCCCGAGTCTCGTTTTCTTCACTACGAGGAAATGCAGAACAATGAGTTCCTTGGGATTCCCACTGGTTTTGCCGCGATTGATGAGGCTACCGCAGGGCTTCAGGGTGGGCAGTTGATTACGGTTATCGCTCCCCCTAAAACGGGTAAGTCTCAGATTGCCTTGCAGATGGCTATTAACACTCACGCCATCGGTAAAGTCCCGATGTTCCAAAGTTTTGAGATGAACAACGCCGAGCAAACTCAGCGTCACGATGCTATGCGTGCGCACCTCTCTCACAAAGACCTTCGACTTGGAAAGCTATCTGATAGCGAAGAGGCTCGGTATCGAGACATGCTCATTCAGATGGCAGACGCTCCTCCGTTCCATCTGGTGGATGCAGTGAACGGTCTAACGATTGACGCACTCGTGGCTAAAGCCGACCAGTTGAAGCCAGACATTATGTTCATTGACGGTGTCTACCTGATGCTGGACCAAGTCACAGGTGACTCCAACACCCCTCAAGCATTGACTAACATCACTCGTGGTCTCAAGCGGGTGGCACAGAGTATGGACATCCCAGTCGTTATCACTACTCAGACTCTGTTGTGGAAGATGCGGAATGGGAAAGTCACCGCAGACTCGATTGGTTACTCGTCGTCGTTCTTCCAAGACTCGGACGTTATTCTTGGTCTTGAGCCGGTGGACGGCGATGAAGAGGTTCGACTCTTGAAAGTTGTCCAGTCCCGTAACGCTCCCCCGGAGGAGACTTCCATTACGTGGCGGTGGGATATAGGATGCTTCCATGATGAAAGCAAGAAGTTTGAATGCAAGTACTGCACCCCTTGGATTCAGCAATGATTGACATCGACATTGAAGAAGTCCTCATTCGTTTGGGTATTGACTTTGAGGAGAAGGGCAATGAAGCCCTAGGTCTTTGCCCCATGCACAAGGCTCGTACGGGCAAGGATGACCGCTCACCCTCATGGTGGATAAACCTCGACACCGGACAGCACATCTGTTTTTCTTGCCAATACAAGGGGAATGTTCTCCAGCTAGTCTGCGATGTTGAAGAGTTCTACGTCAAGAACTGGGGAGACACTTACAGTTACGACTACCAAGCCGCAAAACGTTGGCTAGCAGAACTTGGTGATATTTCTCCTGAAAGACTCGCGGAAATGCTGGCTGCTATTCCTAGACGCATTGAAGAAACCCCCAAACCAATTGAAGTATCAGAGGCACATCTTGCAGTCTTTGTTTCTCCCCCTGACGACAAACTTCGAGAGCGTAACCTCTCACGGGAGTCGGTGGAGGCTTACAACATCCTTTGGGATGAACGCAGGAAAGCGTGGGTTTTTCCTTTTTACGACCCCTACACCAAGAAGCTACTAGGTTGGCAGGAAAAGGGAACTGTAGAAAGAACTTTCATGAATAGACCAGCGGGTCTTCCTCGTTCTAAGACCCTTTTTGGTTTTGGTCAAATGCAGGAGAGCGTTGTGTACCTTGTAGAGTCACCTCTAGACTGCGCACGCTTGCACACCGCAGGATTCCCCGGAGCTGTTGCAATTTGTGGGTCTTCTATCAGTGAGACGCAACTCCGCATCATTCGTTACGCTGACCGTGTCATCGCTGCTTTTGACAACCCTAAAATAGACTCTGCTGGCAAGAAGGTTTCTAGCGAGTTAATGCGACAAGCAATCACGTACGGAATCAACTTGTCGTTCTTTAACTACGGTGACACGAGCAAGAAAGACCCCGGAGATATGACTGATAGTGAGATAGCATGGGGTATTGAAAACTCTACCTCAAGCCTCCTAGGAGAACGCGCGTATGTTTAAGGGTTCCCTACTCCCCTATCAGGTGGAGGCTGTGGACGCTATGGTGGAGAAAAAGAAACTCCTCATGGCATACGAGATGGGTCTTGGCAAAACGCCAAGCACCATTGCAGCGATTGAGACATTACGAGAATCCGGCGAGGTCACCTCTCCGGTTCTTGTGCTTTGTCTTGCCAGCTTGAAGTACCAGTGGCAAAAAGAAATCAATAAGTTCAGTGACCAAACTGCGCTAGTGATTGACGGTACGCCCAAGCAACGAAATATGTCTTACGAGACATACTTGGATTACAACTACATCATCATGAATTACGAGCAGGTGGTAAATGACTGGGACATTATTCGCACTAAAAGTTTTTCTGCAATCATTTGCGACGAAGCAACAGCAATCAAAGGATTCCGAGCAAAACGAGCAAAAAAAGTAAAAGAGCTTTCTAAATCAATTCCCATCAGGTATGCCCTGACAGGGACACCTATTGAGAACGGGCGACCAGAAGAGATTTACTCCATCATGGAGTTTGTGAACCGCGAGGTTCTTGGTCGTTTTGACTTGTTTGATAAAACATTTATTGTTCGTAATCATTTTGGCGGAGTTTTGCGTTACCGCAATCTTCCGACTTTGTACTCCACACTTTCAGACCACACAGCCCGCAAGTCTCAAAAAGACGAAGACGTAGCTCCGTTTCTTCCTGACGCTGTTTACCGCGAGCCTATGCTTGTCACCTTTGACTCCAAGACCAAGTCGTTGTACAACTACATTGCCACCGACCTGCACTCATTGCTTTTAGACGCCAGCCAATTATTTGGAGCATCTTTCAGCATTGCTTCCCACTACGGTCAGTCACAGGGACCTAATGACCCCGCAAACGAAATGAGGGGCAAGATTATGTCCCGAATCACCGCGCTTCGCATGCTCTGTTCGCACCCCGACTTACTCAAAGAGAGTTACAAAAATTTTTCTGCTCAACAGGGAAAAGGAAGTGCTTTTGTGCATTCCCTCGGAGAGGAAGGGTTGTTAGAAGGTGTCGATAAGACCCCCAAGCTTGACGCAGTTGTCTCATACTTGAGTGAGCACCTAGACATTGATGAGTCGTACAAAGCCGTTGTGTTCTCAAGTTATCTTGGCTCAGTTGACCACATCGTCAATCGTCTAGGTGCAAAAAACTTTAAAGCCCTTCCTTACACAGGGAAGATGAACGCCAAAGAGAAGGAAGCCCACAAGGTTGCCTTCCAAACTTCTACCGATATTCGGGTACTTGTCAGCAGTGACGCTGGAGGTTATGGGGTTGATTTACCTCAAGCAAACTTGCTCATTAACTATGACCAACCTTGGTCTTCCGGTCTTTCAGTCCAACGTAACGGGCGAATCAAGAGAACCAGCTCTACATGGCAAACAGTTACCATTCAAGACTTCCTTATCAACGGCTCTATCGAGCAACGACAGTACGACATGCTTCAGCAGAAGATGAGTGTCGCAGGGGCAGTGTTAGATGGAGAAGGTATAAACTCTGATGGAGGGGTTGACCTCACTGTAGGAAGTTTGATAAATTTCCTATCATCACGAATTTAAAGGACATAACATGGCACAGATTATTCCCGAAGAAGAAACACGATTTGTTGACCCCAACAGCCTCGAAGCACAGGTCCGTGAGTACGCAAAGCTTAAGGCTTCAATGAACTACATGGAGGCTCGGCAGAAAGAGCTGCGCGACCTTCTGTTTTCCAAGATTGAAGAGGAGGGTTACGAAGATGAAAAAGGTAACGTCATTCTTGACCTTCCCCAGTCTGTTGAAGGAATCCGTTGCCTACAGAAGACCGCTCGAATTACCCCCTACCTTGATGACACCGTTGCAGAACGAATCATTGAAGAGAAGGGTATTGGAGATGATGTATACAAGATGGTTCGCGTAATCGACGAGGGTGCCCTCATGTCCCAGCTTTACGAAGGTAAGTTGACCGAGGATGAAATTGACGAGATGTTCCCCAAGAAGACCATCTGGGCTTTGACCACCAAGAAGGGCTAGCATGCCCGGAATGCGTAGTGAAGAAGACATTCTTCGCGCCTTTGAAGGTCTTGATAAAGTTCCCGGCTCTAAAAAGCCCCGTAGGGATACCACCCCTGTTGCTGACAGGCGACGAGCAAAAGCTCTTGGGGAATCAAATGGGTGGGACAGTACCCCCATTATTAAACACATGCAGGGCGTGCCCGTAGAGGTGTTTACAATCAGCGCATTAGCAGATGCTCTGGAGAAAAAAGTAGTTACAATTAGGCTTTGGGAAAAGAAGGGGTACATCCCCATTGCTCCCTATCGTTTGCGGTCTAAAACCCTAAACGGTAACAAGGTCAACGGTAACCGGGTGTATACTCGGGAACTGATTGAAATAGCAATTGAGGAATTTGGCAAGCGAGGACTTCTTGGTTCTGCGCGTGTCGAGTGGAATCAATTGGGCGACTTAACATCTATACTCGTTGATAGATGGAGAGAAGCCATCAACCAAAAACCGAGTGCGTAAGTACTCATTACCGAAAGTATGCCGATTATGCAATTGCCAAACATTGATGCCGATGATTATGAATCCCCAGCAGTTCTTGCTGAGGATTCACCTACCGCTACACCTAAGTACGGAACTTCCGTACAGTCTGGTTGGGGAACCGCTCCTGTTAACAAGGACAAGAAGTACCCCACCGCGTTCAAGTTCGGTCCTCAGACTCAAGTAGTCGCCTTTTTTGAGGACGCGCCGTTTGCTAACTACAAGCAGCACTGGATTGACCGTTCCGCAGGAAAGCGCTCTTTTGTCTGCGCACTTCCCGGACAGCCCTGCCCGTTGTGTGACAAGCCGGTCAGCAACGTACCTGCACAGAAGTATGACTTCAACGTCGTAGTTCTGACAGATGAAGAGTGGGAAGTCAAGATTCTGACTGCTGGTGTCAGCTTTGGACGCGATTTGCAGACAGCGAATGAAGACCCGATGCGCGGTCCTTTGACCAAGTCATTCTGGGCAATTTCTCGGCAGGGAATGGGTCCCACCACACGCTTTTCCCTTGAGCGTGTTCGTCCCCGTGACCTTGCCGAAGAGTGGAAAATCGACCCCGACAAGGTTGCTGAGTTCATGGCAACCGCTACTCCGTACACGAACGACACAGTTTACGTCTCCCCCTACGAGGAACTGGTGAAGCTCGCGGAGTCCTTTGGGGCTGCGTAACCACTCATAGAACGGGGGCTGAGGTGGCTTTCTATCCTTTCTACACCTCAGCTCCCTTCTTAATTGGTGGGTAAGAAAAGGAGACATTTAACAAGGGACAATAAAATGAACATCATTACTACAAGGGAACAACTAGAAGAATTTGTACAGGCATACAGTGCGGTAGACGCTTTTGCCTATGACTGCGAAACTATCGGGGAAAACCGCGTCAATACCATTATCAACGACGTTTGTTGGCTGTCATTTGCCACAGACAGTCGTGTGGACGTAATCCCCATGGGTCACCCCAACGGAGAGTTTGAGTTCTGGACTAAGCCCCTTCTCCTCTCTGGTAAACGACGGGTCGCTGAGGGCAAGCCACTTAGTGACACTCACTTCTCTAAAAACTCTAAGCTGTGGATTCCTCAGTTCACAGACCCGCCCGAGCAGTTGACTCCGGCAGAGGTGTTCTCCGCAATTAAGCCCGTCATGTTTGGACCTGCATTGAAGATTGGTCACAACCTAAAATTTGACTTAAAGTCTGTGGCTAAGTACTACAAGACCACCATTCCCAGCGGTCCTTACTTTGACACCATGATGGCATCGTTTATCATTGACAACCGTAACCGCCACAAGTTGAGCCTTCTCTACTGCGTAGAACGAGAACTTAAACTCAAGATTGAAAAAGGGGTTGGAGAAGACATTTCTCAGCACTCTTTTGAAGATGTGGCAAAGTACGCAGGTATCGACGCCGACGTGACGTGGAAACTATACAAGGCTCTTACTCCCAAACTGGAAGGTAACTTAAGCAAGGTTTGGAAGTTGGAGATGGATTGTCTCCCCGCGTTGTGCGACATGGAGTTGGCAGGTGCAGTTATCGACCTTGACCAGCTAAAGGTTCTTGACGAGCAATTGTCTCACGACAAGCTTGAAGCAGAGAAGCGGGTGTACCGTCTTGCAGGTGAGACGTTTAGTATTAACTCTGTCCCTGTTAAACAAGAGCTGTTGTTCTCAAAACGTGACGGGGCTAAATCACCTCGGATTCGCCCAAACCCAGCACTGAAGATTGCTCTTACTCCTAAGGGTCAAGAAGCACGGGCATCTAATTCCCCTATCCTTCCTCAACACTACTCTGTCAGTGCAGACGCACTGGAGATGTACCGTGGTCAAGACGAGTTGGTTGACGCTCTGTTGGAGTATCAAGACCTCAACAAGATTATGACCACGTACGTAACCCCCTACGCTGGTGGCGAGGTAAAGCGCGTAAATAAAGGTAAGGAACGACTCATTGATAAAAAGAGTCTGCTTATCAAAGGGCGTGTGCACACGGACTTTAAAGCGCACGGTGCTGAGACTGGGCGTCTTTCATCGGCAAACCCTAACCTCCAGAACATACCATCCTCAGGTGAATACGGAAAGCTTATTCGTAATCTCTTTGTTGCTCAACCGGGGTACAAGTTGGTCGTAGCAGACTACTCTCAGATTGAGCCAAGAATCATTGCGTCATTTTCTAATGACCCTGTTATGACTGAGACGTACCGTACTGGTGGGGACATTTACACAGCTATCGGTGACACGATGGGCGTTGACCGCAAGGCTGGCAAGGTTCTGGTTCTTGCCATCTCGTACGGTGTGGGACCCGATAAGATTGCCTCCAGCATTGGTTGTACGGTCAAGGAAGCGCGACAACTTCTTGCCGACTTTGAGTCCGCGTTTTCGTCGGTTACCAAGTACAAGGGTGAGGTAGTACGTCTTGCTCGACAGACAAAGCCAGTACCGTATGTTGAGACTATCTTTGGACGCCGACGCTATTTGCCAGACCTCATAAGTCGGGAACAAGGATTCCTCTCTAGAGCAGAACGTCAGGCATTCAACACCGTCATTCAAGGTTCTGCTGCGGACGTCATGAAGTTGGCTATTGTCCGCGCTCATTCGTGCTTTATTGACGAGCCAGACATCAATGTAGTTCTCACGGTTCATGACGAACTGGTCACTATGTGCCCCGAAGACCGTGCAGAAGAGACCGTCGAAGCGATTCGCGTGTCTATGGAAGGTATTAAGTTAAAGCAGATTACAATACCTCTTGTGGCTGAAATTAACGTGGTTGATAAATGGGGCGAAGCAAAGTGATATTTCATCGCAACCGCCCAGAAGACATGTCTATCCCAGAGTTGACAGCCCGAATAAGAGAGTTTATTTACGACTCTCAACTTCCTGAAGCAGAAGAAGTAGTTGCGTATTTAGGCATGTCTGAGATTAGCGAGGAAGTTTTAGACAAAGAGTATGAGGAAAGCGAAAACCGCGTATCTGAAATATCTCATTTAATTCCTCTTCTTTACGCTTTTGCGCACACAATGGCAGAAGGAATTACCGAGTATCAAAAAGCCGAGCTAGATGACGAAGATGTCCTCCCAGCCTCTGCTTGGGTAATGACGCGTAAAGTTTTTACACAAGTATCCGTAAGCACCTTGGTCGGCGCGTTGTCTCAGCTTGTTGACTTGGGTATCATAAAGGTTGTAAACAGAAAAGGACATTGGTATGACATCTTCAAACGTTGAACTCCCACAGGAAACCATCGACAGGGCTTTGAATAAGCTTCTTGGGTGGAAAGAACACCACGACACTATGGTTTTATATTCCGAGGCAAAAGTTTTGTATCGAACCGTTCCGTGGCTTATTGACCTCTTGGAGCTTGGTAAAAAGTTTCTTGACTCGTCGGCTATCACAGAAGATGGCTCACTTGACCCCGACGACCTTTACGCTTGCCGAGAGTTTCTTGGTTTGGCAAATGCTATTTTGGAGGACTAATGCGTGAGGGACACATCAAGATGCAAGAGTACTCAATTGAGTACGCACAAGCTCACCCCGCAAAGTGGTGGCGAGCACGTACCTACGTGACCATTGAGGCTCCGTCTGACGACGACGTAATCGCTGCCTCAGATACTTTATTTTCTGACTGGAGTGTCGTGTCTATCACGACCACCGGAGACAATAACATGAAGAGAGTAGTTTGGAGTACCTATGAATAACGCCGACTGGTGGGCAAAGAAGCTTGCCCAGACCACGCCACAGGCTCCTCCACGTTCGGACGGAGTCCTACCGGCACCACCTAGCCAACAACCGTTGGCTCCCATGCCTAACTTTCAACCTCAAACAACTACGAGAGCGCAAAGTGCCAATCAAACTTCTGCATGTCCTGATTGTGGTAGTGCTAATTATATGTCAGTTGCTAATGCAGCCCCTCGCTGCTTTGATTGCGGTTACCCTCTGGAGCAGTCTGGTTCTCGATACGGCTCTTTGGCAGGTGCTCATGTTGAGGGTTCCGCAAAGTCCTCAAAAGGCAATGACCCGACGAATAACTGGAACCCACAGGGCATCATCGGAAGGATTGACGGGTAATGCAGTGTCCTAAATGCTCGCAGGAGACTTACTACGAAAAATACCATTGTTTCTCGTGCGGTTACACCGACATCGCTTTGGGTTCGGCTCAAAACTGGAGTTCTTCAAGTTCCGCCCCAACAATGGAAACTATTGACGCAATAGGTCAAGTTTTTCCAGAACCTCTAGACCCAAGTAAGTTTAGTTCCGACATGAGTTGGTTGATTGAAAAAGCACTTTTGTCTGAAAATAACTCTTCTCTTCAAACCGCTGTAAAAACAGTTAAGGAAAAACTAAATGATTAGCGCAGAAGCCAAGAAGATTATTGCTTCTATCAATAAGAAATTTGGTGAGAACGTAGTAGTCATTGGTGAGGACATCCGTCCCGGACTAGTCTCCAAGATTACGACTGGCTCTACCACTTTTGACTACATCCTTGGCGGTGGATTCCCGGCTAACCAGTGGAACGAACTTATTGGTGAAGCAAGTCACGGGAAGACCGCTGTTGCCCTTAAATGCATCGCAGCAAATCAGGCAGCTAATCCGGAGCACGTTACCGTGTGGGTGGCTGCTGAGCAGTGGGTCCCCGAGTACGCAGACATGTGTGGGGTCGATACTAGCCGTGTCATTGTCGTTGAGACCAACGTGATGGAAGAGGCATACCAAGCTGTTCTTGACTTCGCTGAATCCAAGTCCATTGATGCCATTGTCATCGACTCGCTCCCCGCCCTTGTGCCGTCCCCAGAGATGGACAAGAACATGGACGAACTCACCGTGGGTCGTGGTGCCATGATTACCAACAAGTTCTTTCGCAAGGCAGGTGCTGCAATGAAGCGTAGCCTTGTTGATGACGAGCGACCAATTCTGGGGCTGGTAATCAACCAGTATCGTATGAAGATTGGTGTAATGCACGGAGACCCTCGTACCACCCCCGGTGGCGAAGGTAAGAACTACGCGTTCTTTACTCGTAGCGAGATTCGTCGTGATGAATGGATTGAGGCTGGTTCTGGGGTTAACAAGTCCCGAGTTGGTCAGCGCATCAAGATTCGCACGATTAAGAACAAAGTTGCTCCACCACAACGTGTGGCGTACATCGACTTTTACTTCTCTGACCACGGGATGTACGAAGCTGGTGACTACGACTTTGCCAAAGAAGTTGCAGCAATGGCAATCGTCAAGGAAATCGTAGACCGTAAGGGTGGCTGGATTTACTACGGAGAACGCAAGTGGCAGGGTCAAGAAGCTCTTATTGCGTCCATCCGAGAAGAAGTTGACTTCATGGAAGAACTTCGTGAGAAAGTATTGACCACGCCGGATTCAATTCTAGGAGCAATCAATGAACAGTCAGAGTAAGTTTGTTATTAAAGACACCGCTTGGGCGCATTACGTTTCCGCAGAGTTAACAGAGTACATGGAAAATTGCGCTGCTTTAGTCTTCGATGACCCTGCACCCGACTTCACTACCTTGTCTGGTGTAGATTATTGTGGCTGTGAAGTATGTGAGTCTCGGGAAACACTTCACTTTCTCATTCCTCGAATCCTTGAAGCCTATAAAGAAGGCAAGGTGGACTTTGCGTAGCGAGGGACAGAAGCAGAGTCAGGCGCACGAAAAGCGTATTGCTAAGGCAATCGGGGGCAGCACAACTGCTGCCTCTGGTGCTTTCTGGTCTCGTAAGGGCGACGTGCGTAATGCTGACTTGCTTATTGAGCACAAGTGGACCGGCAAGAAAACCAAGACCATTAGTTCGGCGGAGCTAAAGAAGATTACCAATGAAGCAATCATGGATGGTCGCCTTCCCGTATTCGGCATTCACCTTGACGGCGAAGACTATGTAATTCTTCTTGAGACCGACTTCCTAGAGATGTGGGAAAAGAATGCGGGATGAATCGTGGCGTGAAGAAGCTCGGTGTAAAGGTGAAGACACTGAGCTGTTCTTCCCACCCCGAGACAAAGATAAGTACAAATCAATTGCCGACAAAGCAAAGGTTTACTGTTTTGGAGTAAACGGCAAGACACCGTGCCCAGTATTGAACGAGTGTCTGTGGTACGCGATAGACTCAGACGAGGTTCACGGAATCTGGGGGGGCATGAGTCACCGAGAGAGAAACGCTTTGGTTAGAAAGTGGCGTAGGCTCTACAAAGACAAAATGACTCTCGAAGACTACGTGTTGAATGAAAGGACCTTTTGATGTCTGTTAAGGACCCGACACTAAAAGCGTATCTTAATGCGAAGAAATCTTCGAATAGATTGATTGGTGATGTAGAGCGGTATTTGCTCTCTCGTCCCCCCGGAGACCGTTCTACTACAGTGCTTCATCCCTCAGAGATTATTAAGAAGGACTGGTGTCTGCGGGAATCGTGGTTCTTGCTCAGTGGTCACAAGAAAATTGCCGAAACTCCCGGTCTCAAACTACAGTCTATCTTTGACGAAGGTCACGCCATTCACGCTAAATGGCAACGTTGGTTCCAAGACATGGGTGTTCTTCACGGTCAATTCCGGTGTCAGGTATGTAACGAGATTACGTGGGGCACTTCTCCCGAAATGTGCGGGTCTTGTACAGCCCCTCGCCACACCCTTTACTACGAAGAAGTCACTTTGCGAGACGACGACTTGCGTATCAAGGGTCACACCGATGGCTGGATTAAAGGTATTGGAGATGACTGTCTGATTGAGATTAAGTCAATTGGACCCGGAACACTGCGGTTTGAAGCTCCTACCCAGATGTATGAGGCATACGGGGACTTTATGAAAGCATGGACGAAAGTTACCCATCCTTTCCAATCTCACGTTTTACAGGGGCAAATGTACCTTGAGCTAATGAAGCGCATGGGAGACCCTATTGATGAGATTGTTTTTATTTACGAACTCAAGGCAGACCAGTCTTACAAGGAGTTTCCAGTTAAAGCTGACTATCGATTTGTTGAAAAGATTTTTGACAACGCACGGGTTGTCGTAGATGCTGTTGAAGCGGGGATTCCGTTAGCCTGTAATGTAGATGAAAGTGGAGCGTGCAAGAAGTGTGCCCCCTATAAGGAGAAACAGGATGCAAATTAATATGGACGCAATTCAAAAGTTCAATCAGTTGGGGTTTAAGTTCGAGGAACCCAAGCTTGGTCAGGTAACAATGCCCGCCGACATCACTGAGTTGACCAGTGACCAACTAGCCGCTAAATTTACGGCACTAACCGCGTGGGCAGATTACATCGCCTCTAAGCTGACTCTCGCAATTCTGGAAGAACGTCAAGCTCAGAAGCTGATGGACTTTGAGGAAAGCAAGCTTCTTGTTACCCGCATGGGAGCTTCGGTCCGAGGAGAACGCGTCACCACTGTTAAAGCACAGATTAACATTGACGAGAACATTCAAGCTCTTTCGCAGGACTACGAAGACAAGTACGCGTATCGCAAGATGTTGGAGATGCTGTTCACCAACCATGAGCGTGACATCTCACTTATCTCCCGAGAGATTACTCGACGTTCAAACGAGAACAGATTCACTAGGAAGGAGTTCTGATGCAAGCATTGGGGGTCTTGACAGATGAAGAAGCGTTGGAAACCGCAATCGCTCAACTTCAGGACAAAGTCAACCAATATAAAATAGAGATGGATGACCAACCGAGTTTTGTTGCTCACACCCACCTCTCGTACTACCAAGCCCAATTACGTATTTTAATGGCGGTAGAAAACCGGCTTGACAAGTATTCCAAGATGACTGGTAACCTCGGGGTTCTTTATCCAGCAGAGGTTGATTTGGCACGAAGCATTGTAGGTATGAACAATGCCTGATGCAGTCAGCCCTAAGCACTACTATCACCCCAGCGGTATTGAGGCAATTCAAATAACAAAATTTGAAACTTTCCTTCGCGGGAACATTCTGAAGTACATTCTCCGCGCTCCCTATAAGGGGGAAGAACTGCAAGACTTGTTAAAAGCTCAGCAGTACTTGGCGTGGGAAATCGAGCGTGTTTCACTGTCTCAAGATAACAGCGCTAAAACCCTCGACATACCAGAGGCTCCTTTTGAGTACGAGGGGTGGAGAAACTAATGCTTAGTGAAGATGAACTTGACGACCTTATCGCAGACACCCACTTCCAACAGGGGCGAGATTACGAGCGTGAACGCATCATTTCGTTACTTGAGACTCATGACTTTGGTCCTACTACCAGCACCTCAGTTCTTAGGTGGAACATGAATTTACGTCATATTATTAAGCTCATCAAGGAAGACAAAAGTGTTTGAGTCGGGTTCTTCGGAGCACAAGGCGTACGCCCAAGGCTGCTCCGAGGGCGCAAAAGCTGAGAGCGACCGCATCCTTGCACTACTCGACAATGAAATGAGTGTGTGCGAATGCGAAGAGGCTCTCAAGCATGCCATTTCGCGTATCAAGGGAGAGGACAATGCGTAATTCCTTTACTCCTGAAGAGGTAGACCGCATAGAAAACAAAGCCTATGAAGTAGGCGTAGGCATTGGTGCGAGCCAAGAGCGGGAACGCGTCACTGCACTAATTGAAACACTTAAGTGTGGTTGTGGGGGTGAGTGCGACATGATAGAAGTTAGGTTTAATAAACTTATTGCGCTTATCAAGGGAGAGAATCATGGCTAAAAGCTATCAAGTTACGATTGACGGCATTGTTTGGTGTGGCGCGTACCACCTTACAAAGTTTGGTTCTTTGGAGTTTCAAGGGTTCCCCCACCCCGATTACGACTCAGAGGAGTTGGCAGAACTACTTGGGAATCTAAGGGGAGAGAACAAATGAGAAACCAATCATGCGGTCTGTGTGGTTACAGGGACCCCAGAGTTGTACCCGTAAACCTCAGCCCAGATGCTCAGTACATGCACTTGCTAAATGACCATTACTGGTTCTTTGTACGCCGAATGGTTGTCGAACGAGCACTCCTACGGTTTGTGCGACGAATTAAAGGAAAGAACAAATGAGTGAAAACGAAAACACTCGCGCATATCGCCAAGGTATGCAGCATGAGCGTGAACGCATCACAAAGTTGCTCAATCATCTCCGTTGCGAAAAACCTCACGACTGCCGAAAGTGGCATGACCACTACGCTTACAGCCCCGACGAACTGATTGAGATTATAAAAGGTGAAGTGGACTAAGCCTGACCACGAGTTCGAGGCGTGGGCATGGTGGGCAATTGTTATTATTGCAATCCTAGGCTCACCAGTAGCAATATTTTTTCTAATAAGAAATTAGGTACACATTGGTAGGTAAAGAAAAGCACTTTGGCACCGGTCTCCAGAACGCCAAAGACATCGCCATTGGTATCGACCAATCCCTTACCGGGTTTGCATTCTCAGCGGTATCCGTAAACGACCCTAACTTCCACGAGACGTGGGTATATAAATCTCCATATAACGGGGTACAAAGATTGAATGACATCTCACACTGGATGCGCGGTAAAGTCATGTCGTTAGCGGGTCACCGTATTGTGGACATTGCCATGGAAGGTACGGTCAACGCATCGTTCTCTGCCAGTGTTCTCGGTGAATTAGCCGCAACCGTAAAGCTGACGTTGTGGGTCATGTTCTCAAACAACGAGAAGCTGTTGGCAACTCCGCTTCAAATTCCCCCCATGACGCTCAAGAAGTACGCAACAGGCAAAGGCACCTCAAAGAAGCAAGAGATGCTGATGCAGATTTACAAGCGTTGGCAAATTGAGTTCAACGATGACAACGCAGCAGATGCATACGCGCTTGCGCGACTGGCAGGTAAGGTTTCAATAGACGCCACAGAACGCGCAATTGTGGAGCAGATACTGGACACCAAATACAGAGACGCCATTCAATAACTGCTGTACGCTGTATCACGAGGTGGGCACCCCTCATATTTAAGGACTACCACCCGTGTCAGAAGACGTTGCTGTTTTTTCATCCAAAGAACCTTTTCTTAAAGTCAGTGCCGGTTCAAACCCGCAGTCTGTTGCGTCGGCAATCGCCCATGCAATTTACGAAGCCCACACAGTTAAACTCCGTGCCGTTGGTGCCGGAGCTGTGAATCAGGCATGCAAAGCCATGGCTATTGCCCGTGGTTACGCGGCTCCCCGAGGACTTGACCTGAATTTTAAAGTAGGTTTTGCCACAATTGAATCTAGGGACGGAATGATTTCCGCGCTCGTGTTTACTGTTACATCGAGTTAATTTAAGCGTACTCTTATTAATAAGAGTATAAGGAGTCTCTCATGGCAAATTGGTCCAGCATTGGTCACGGCATGCGCCGTCGAATGGGAATTCCTTCCAACCACCACGAGTCGGCAGGAACCCCTATGAACCGCACCCACAAGACCTCGGACGAAGCTATGCAGGACCACGCTGCTGCTAACAGTGCGCGTGTTCCGATTGGTATGGCAGCCCCCGTTATGCCTACGGCTGGTACGATGATGCCTCGCCACAACACTCAGGCAGGTGACCCCACCAACCCCGGCTCGAAGCAGAACCGCCAGAACATCGAGCGCATCGGTGCAACCTACCGCGTGACGGCAAACATGGGTATCCCACTTGACCCCTCAGCAGGACAGACGATGGCAAATGCTCGTATCGTTCCGTCCATTCAGGGTCGTGTTGCTCCCAACTTTGACGCGAGCATCAACGAACTGTACTAAGGCGCGATAACCCATGGCTGGTTATGGCGTAGAGGGTATCCACCCCGCGATGAACGCGGTACAAGCAGTACAAATACCGAGTTCCGACCCCGGAGCAGGATTTGCATTAGCTAAAGCCGGTCAACCCGGTGGACCTACGCATGTTGCTCCATTTGGCTCTGCAAATTACGGGGCTAATCGTTTTACGGCATGGGATACTTCACAGTTTGGTGCAAACCGCGGGGCATCAAACGTCAGTGGTTCTTTTGTTAACTTTAACTCTAATCAGACTCCGTATCCTCCGGCAGGTGGATAATGGCTGGTAGCACCAACAACATGTCGCCCAGCCAAAACTGGCAGTCATTGGGTGGCGGTGGATTTAGTGGGTACAACAACCAAGGCGGTTCCGGTACGCCGGTTGCTCGTAGCGACCTTGACGGCATCCGCATTGGTACTGGGCGTGTACCATCGGCGGAGTATCCTGACGGCTATCTTGGGACTATACGTTCACGCCGTGATGACCGTCTTTTGGATTCCATCAAGAATCGCGTCGGTCAAAAGGCATACCAGCGTGGCGTCCACAAAGGTGAGCGAATTGAGGCGTCATCCTACTTCTGGTCCCCCGAGTTTGGCGCACAAGACGGTCTCAAACGTCAAATGAAAGCTGTACCCGTTATGAATAACGGTGTTGTGACATACCGAGTTCCTCGGTTTACACAGGATATTCGCCTCACTCCGGCTCCGCACCTTGTCAACGATGGTAAAGCAAACACCCGAGCAGACCAGCCGGGTACTATCAACGTTCGTCGTGCTGACATGTTGAATTACCTCAAGCCAGTTTGGTCATAAATCATGGCAAAACTCGTTCCCGGTTCGTTTGAACTCAACGCTGCCAATCAAAATCACCTAGTAAGAAACCTTCTTAAAAGGACTCGGGAATTATCTCCTGAAACAATTGCTGAAGGAATGAGCTGGTACCCTAGCGGTAAATCCGACGCTGAACATGTTGGCGAAGGAGACCCAGAAGTTGGCGCAGCAGTTCTCTCCAAGTTGTCTCCTCAACAAGCGTGGGGAATCAACCGACAAATGGGGCTGCAAATCAAGTCCATGCCCGAAGATGCCCTTGACCCACTGCGTGAAGCTTTTCATAACAAAACTGATAAAGACGAGTTGACAGCCATACGTTCCAGCATTGTTGGAGGTACTCCGCTGGGATTGACAACCAATCAAGCTATTCTGGGAGCAGAAAACGTTTTAAAAGGAAGGGTTTCTCCAAGACAAGCGTTTAAAATGAAGGGTGCTGGTTCTAAAAAAACCGGACACTTCAGCGTTTCTTTGGCAACAGGCGGAGACACCGCTCTTCTTCCAGTCGATACTCACGCATACGACGCAGCCCTTGACCGTTACGATATCCCGTACGGAGTTGGCTCACAGCATATGAAAGACGGTCATGCGTACGACTTTGTGCAACAAGCGTACCTTACTGCTCATCAAAAGGCGTTAAAACAAAAGCTCATTCCATCTGAAATGACCCCCGCAGCTTTTCAAGCCACTCACTGGGTACATCATCAGTTGGGTAAAGCCTCGGTTTCCGCTCGGGTTCAGGGAATGGCAAAAAGCAACATTCGCCAAAGCCTTCGTTACGCTGAGAAAAACCCTGTTCTTGACCCCGCAAACCACGGTCTTCAACCGCTCTCCACAGAGCAAGATTACAATACCCGTTTAGAACATTTTGCCAAAGGAATCGCTGGAGGTGACCGGTAATGACAACGCGATTTGACGGTCAATACGACAAGACTAAGCCGTGGCAAGGAGCATTCGACTCCAGTGGAACGGCTAGTAATCGTTATGCGCCAACGTCTTCCGAGAAGTCATGGTCATATTTGGGACCGTGGGCGTCTAACGAAGAACGGTTGACGCAACAAGCATTGGTTGTCGCATCCATTCCGGGTAGCAAGATTCAAGAAATGGTACGCCCACCGCTTCCTCAAATCCGATTGTTCCCAGACCGTTTTGGCTACGGTATGCGCACCCAGCCCGAAATTGATGACGTTGTGAGCATTGACCGCGTGTACACCGAACCTCGTGTGGCGTGGTACTCAGGAGGAGTTGGCTCATACTCGGGTTCGTCGCGCAACAGCTTGGCAGGTGACTAATGGCTAAATCACCTATCTCGGTTCAACACGAAGAAATGCACGACACACTTCAGACTCTTAAACAGGGAATGAAACAAGCGTTGAAGTCTGGGTATGTGGACCTAGATGACGCTGAACAAGGCGTGTTGGTGCATCACCTGAAGCAAGCCAATGCCCATCTGCTGTACTCCGCCGTACACCACATGGATGGGGATTATCACTCCGCACTGTCAAGCATGATGGTTGCTGAAGAACACGTTAACCACGCCCACGCACTATTCAGCGCGGGGGTAGACGCCCCAGAGCCGGTTAAAAGAGCAGTAAGAGGCATCAAAGACAACGCCACAGAAGCTGCGCATAATGCCGTTTATGCTTACTCATGGAACCATCTAGGAGGAAACTGATGGATATTGATGGTGGCGGATACCCGCTCGAACTTCAGGCACGACAAATCATGGAAAATGCTACTCTATATAGAGGGTCAGCTCCGTGCCCACAATGCGGAGTCATTATGAATCCAGTTGAATTTATGATGAGCAAGGGTCTGTGTCCAGAATGTTTAAATAACAAGATGGCACAACGAGTCAAAGGAAAAATGGCGTAATGGATAACAACAACCCGCCGAACCGCGCAGCAGGTACTCACGGAAAATACCGTGACCTTCTTACGGACCCCGCATGGAACGCTGGTGGGGAAAAAGACATGGCTCAGCTCATGGGGTTCATTGGTCGTGGCGGTAAGCCTCGCGCAGGTGCGCAGATGGACCACAAGTACGATTACTCTAACGTAGACTCTGAAACAGGTATGGGAGCACAGGTTCACGCCGAGGATTGCCCCGCGTGTAAAGCCGCCCACGAAGCCTCAAAGCCGTACGGAGAGTAATCATGGGTGCATACGACCCAGTGCCAAATCGTGCCGGTAATCGGAACGACGTTGACGCTGACCTAGACGTCAGCGGTGTTTGGGATTACGTACCTAAGGCAAAGAAGTCTAAAACTGAACCAAAGTACCGTGTCATGGCTGACCCATCACGGGGTAGGCGCACGTTGCCGTGGGGACAAAACCATAAGACAGGAAACGCCCGAGACTAACGGGGGAAAGAGATTACCATGACTACATTTCATGACCGTCGAAACGGAGACCACGTAAACATGGGTCCCGGTAGCGAATACGACGTCGAAGCTCGCTCGTGCCCCGAATGTCGTGCAGCGGCTCAGGACGCGATTCAGCAGGGGACTCTCGACCACATGTACGGCAGCGACTTTATTCGGCGCGAACACGAGAAGCACTCCGGAAAAGAGTACTCAGAAGACGATGAGTTCGATAACACCGATTTGCGCTACATGCAAAATGAGCACGAAGGCGACGGCGTCATGGTGGGCGGAACCGCAATCTGCGAGACTTGTGGTGCAAAATTGAACCGTGTTACGGACAAGTGCAAAGACCCGAACCACAACCGACCTATTTCTACTAGCCAACAGTCAGGATACTAAAATGGCAGTTAACACTTCGCGTTCGATGAACGCCAGCCTCAACGAAGGCTCGACAGACGGTAAGTACCGTAAGGTACGCCCCAACACCGAGGTAATCCCCGGTGCTCCCGACGCTACTCTGGAAAACCGCCAGAGCCTGAACCCATTCTACAACTACGGTTTCGCCACGTCAGAGTACCCGGACTCGGCTAAGGTCAACCCCGGTAAGTAATCGTGGGTTACCGTTTCGAAAGCGAAGAAGAGGCAGACCCAGAAGAGCCACCAGCCTCTCTGGGTAACCTCAATCCTAAGCAATTCGAAAAACGCCAAGAACTTCTGGCAGAGTTCACCCCGCTTACGCCGGACGACCAAGCGAAAAAAGAGCGTAGAAGCGCAGTAAACGCGATGAGAAGAGACCCAAACGCTCCGCTGACTACGCGCATCAACGAGCACTACCACGTGGGCATCGTAGACCAGCAGAGTAAAGATAACTTTGAGTTGGGCGATGGGCACACTCCGTACAACTTTGAGCAAAGAATCCCAATTGACGTTGAAAAGGCACGGGGCATATACCCCCGAGCATCTGAAGACATGTTAGTTAAGATTGCTCACGCAACTGCGCAGCGCACAGCTCGACAAGTTTTGGAAGAGCACTTTCAATCATTGGTTCCAAAACAGGAGACTATCTGGGGACCGGGAGCTGGCGGTATGACCGTACCCAAGGGCAAAGTCTCCAAGGGAGTATCAGGCGACCTAGAGGCGTTCATTACCCATCGTTACCAATTGCAGGGTGACCCCAAGCACGAAGAGGAGCCGGGTTCGTTTTACGCTGATTACGCGTCACCGGGGTACTCTGTAACAGGTTTCGTAGCGAGTCCCGTAGCTCCAGCATCCCCAGTAGTTGGTCGCTATATTCGTAGCACCCGAAAAGACGGTAATAACACCATGCGAGTAGGCGAAGCCACCCGCCAGCCGGGTCAAATCAATGTCGGAGCAAACCCGTACCGGTAGTTCCTATTTGCACAAATCAGGTGTATGATTCCCAATAGAAAGGAATCATCATGGCAAATAATACGTGCCCCTATTGCGAAACCAAAAACTCTCTTGTCAATATCGGCTATTTACTCGACTCTGGTACCACGAACACAGTGACCATGGGTGGGGGCTACATCCCCGGAGAGGGCATTACCCCCGCGATGCTTTGGTCACAAAGCTCGTCTCAAATAGCTCAGAGGTTTTCCATACCCCGTCTTCCGGGCAACATAACCGTGTGGAATTTTCTTGGGTGGACATTGTTTGCCACTCCAATCATTGCTTATTTAGTTGTTTTGATTATTATTCCGCAGTGGACTACATACCCCGATGAAACCAAGTTATTTTCATACATAATGACTGGGTTGCCTATTGGAATTTTTCTTGGGATGTTTGCGGCTCTTGGGTTACAACAGTTTGTTTTTTATCTAAAGAAAGAACAACGACGCAAATTTGAATGGTCATATTACTACCTAAGAGAGGGAACGTTTTGTACTCGGTGCACAAAAGCATTTGACCTATATCACGATGGTTCCCCGGAAGAATTTGTTTCAAAGAAGTTTGACCTGAGCCAGTACGCTCAATGAACTAGGATTACTAACTGTTAGGAGCACAATATGGTTGATGTACCACTTCTTGGTAAACGCGAGATGCATGACGGACCGGTTATCCGGCTGTTGTATTGTCTCGTTTGCAACACGATGGAAGAACTACCCCCATACGAGGGAAAACCAGAGCATGACTACTTGCTTGAAATCTCTGTAGAGAAGCACAAGTTCCCATCAGGAGAACCCCACAAAGGTAAGTTGTTTATTCTCCCAGTAAAGACGTGGGGTAACCCCGCGTACCGCAAGGAGATTATTACACAACTCAAGGGCGGTAGTTCAGAAGGTCTCGACGCTATGACTCCTGAAAAGGACTACTACTCCAGCAAAATGCAGTTTGCAGAAGACGCTATGTCGTGCTACGAAAAGCACAAACGACCACAAATCGGGTGTTCTGACTACAAATCTCCGGAGAAACGCCTCTTGCCAAAGACTGCCAAAGAGCGTAAGGATGTAGGGTTGGAATCACCGGACCAAGCACCGGGTCCCAAGATTTACCTTTGTAACTTTTGTCCGTTCCACAGCGTTGCAATTACCAACGCCCGTATGAAGCAGGGTCTTTATGACAACTAATTACCAGTACAGCATTGCTGTTGATGAAGACGGCTCAATCAAAATTGACACCAAAGTACCTGAGGGTGTTGAGGTCAAGAAAGAGGCTGGAATCTTTGACATCATTGATTCCTCCCGCAAGTGCGTTGCTGACCTTGAGCGTTCACTGCTCATGGAAGGCATTACTCAGGCAGTAAACGCTCTTATGCCTACCCCAGAACCCACGGTAGCAGACAAGGTGTCTAACGCCCTTAAGGAACGAACGGCTACACCTGATACCGAGTAAAGTCAGCATATATGCACTAAACTTTACTTATGGATATAACCGGTTCGCCTACATCGTACTTTAGCGAGCCGTCAACCAACCTTGACCCCAACTTGTTTGAAGGTCGCCACCTCAAAAGCTGGGCACGACAGGGTATTCAGTCTCTGTTAGCTGGGTTTCTGAGTCACAAGTATCGTCATCCAGAGCTGTGGTCTCACGCATGGCTGGCTGGGTCAGGGGTTTCGTACCAATGGGAAGCCGCCAGACAGCCCGGAGACCTTGACTGTTTATTTGGTGTGGACTACGTACAGTTCCGCAAAGCTAACCCAGAGTTTATGGGTCTGTCAGACCGTGAAATCTCAGAGCAGATTAACGACGATATTCACGAGGGGTTACACCCTGAGACGGAAAACTGGAACGGTTACGAACTGACGTTTTACGCACTTCAGACAGATGACATCCGTAGCATCCACCCGTACGCGGCATACGACGTTAAATACGATGAGTGGACTGTTTCTCCCAATCCTGCCCAACACGCCCCATACAAGCCTGAGTGGGAAGAGATTGTAAACAGTGACCGTGCCATGACGCAGCAGGTCGTTACACGTTTCCAAGCTGCGCTCACCGAGTCCTCGACTGCTTACAACGAGGCACTCCGCCGTAATGCAGAGGCTCGTTTGGAAGCCGCATCCCAGCAAGGGTCAGCACTTTACGACGAGATTCATGGCAACCGCGCTCTGGCGTTCTCAGATACTGGTGAAGGTTACTCAGACTTTAATAACTACAGATGGCAAGCAGGGAAGCGTGAGGGTACGGTTCAAGCACTGCGTCAGATTCGCCAACGAGTTGACGCCGTCAAGGAACAGCGAGAGAAGTCCCTGTACGGGGCTAGTCTCCCTGATGCTCATTTAGCCCTCCGCACATCCGCACTCTACGGCAGGTCATGATGGACATCAGCGCACAGTTTCTCCCGTATAAAAACCCATGGACAGAAACATGGCACAAGAACATCGGGGACTCAACTCCCGTTGACCCAGATACTGTAGAGACTCCTCACGGATACTTGACTCATCACCAGTACACAGGTTCTCTGTTTCATGTAACAGGCAGTAATTACCGAGAGTTGTTTGACAGCGAAGATGCGCACGAAAAAGCCATGTCTCGTTACTTGGGGAGTAAAAGACTAGAAGACTACAACGCCGTAGTTGATTTGCACGGTGGCAACGAAGACTCTGCTCTCAGCGCACTCCGAATTCACAACGGCAGAAGAATTGAACGCGAACGGCAAGATGAGATGGGCGCAGAGCACCGCGCAGGTTTTTACACCGACAAAGAATATGTAAACGGTCTAGCAAATGCAGCGTCTGAGTACCCAGAAATTCAACGCCCAAATACTTTAAAAGTAGTTAGTGCTCGTACGGTACAGAAAAGAGAGCTTAAATAATGAACCCTGAAGACAGTAAGCAGTTTGACGAAATTATGGGGCGCAACTTTTCTCAACAAGACGAGAGTGCTATGACCGGTCGTGCAATGGGGGAACAACTGTGGAACAAAGTTTCAGAGATATTCGGTACACCGCAAACTGACGAAGAACGTAAAGCACATCAAACTCAAGTTTTTCTGTCTCGTGCAAAGCACTTTCCTACGAGCATGATTCACGAAGATGAGCACGGGGATTTGCACATTAAGCACACAGAATCAGATGGCTGGTCGCACGTTTGGCATGGTGGACCGATTATTGACCACCATCACCCTGCGCACGGCGCAATTGACGTTACAAATATGCACGATTATTCCGCAAAGTGGGGTGAACAGCCCTATGAAAAAGGCGAGTTTACCCCGGAACAGTTTTTTAACCACATCGACGAGTTCAACAAAGATTCTAAACCATTTTACGATTAAGCTGACTCTATGCAAATACTGGTGCAATTAGACGGCGTTCTGCGGAATACTGACGACCAAATCATCCCTACGGGCATAATTATGGCGTCTACATTGACTGTCTATAATCAGTTGACTTATATGTCAACGATGACGCGAGCCGAGACCGAGCGTTGGCTCAACGTAAACAAAATCGTTGACTTCGATAACGTGATTGATAACTCTGTGGCTCTGGCTGGGGAGAGTCTGGAAGAGCGTCAGATTACTTTTGCTCGCTCTCGTGGTGCTATCGATTTGTTCATCACAGGAGACCCGCATCTGTGGGCTTACGCTTTTGACCTAGGCATCGCGGCTGTGATGTTCGCTCAACCTTCCTACCTGCGACCAGAGTTTCGACCTGATGCTCCTCGTAAAGTACGTGCATGGTCTGAGATTGAAGAAGCTGTGGAGAAGCAGAACGAACTTCGCACTACCGACCGTCGCCTCACTCGTACAGAGACTTTAAACTTCGAATGATAGGAGAGAGTAATGTGGAGAGATGAAAATGTTGGGCATCAGCTTGAGCCGTATCTCCCTATGGACTCAGCTATTGCCAAGAAACACGGATTTGTCTTTCACAAGGAAGACGCTCCACATATCATTGGTGAAGTAGAGGGCTACACGTACCAACAGCCGCACGAGATGACCACTTTGTCTACCGATGTTCCCCTGCATACTAGCCAAACATCTTTTGGTAAATGGGGGTTGGCACACTACGCCAAAACCGGGTATGACCCAGAAGAATGGTCGGATGACGACGGGCATAACGCCCCACAGGTTTACCAGTACCAAGGGAAGATATGGGTGGCTGAGGGACACCATCGACTCCTTGCAGACAGGCTCACTGGAAAAGAGTCTCACACCGTTCAGTTCACTAACTATGATTAAATTCACTAGGTTTAATCTGTGATTATCTTTGGCGGAGTAGAGATTCCAAGTAACCGCACTCTCTTGGAGAGGAGCGGTGTTCAGCACGTTATGCTCAACTACTGGGGTTTGCGCAAACGTGGGCTTCCCAAGACCAAAGAGTATTTGATTGGTGAGCACTTCCTGCCTGACATGAAAGTGTGGGTAGACTCTGGAGCTGTCCAAGCTGATAAGGCTAACCTGTCTCGTCAAGAGCTGGAAGACTACGCTGCGGACTACGAGGACTTCATCGCCATCAACTACGACCGCATCGAGGGATGGGTGGAGTTCGACAGTCAGGTGCTCGGGCTTCCAGCTATTCAGCAGAACCGAGCTGCTTACGAGAATGACCCTAAGCTCTGGGTAGTCTGGCGAGAGTCTTACGGGCAGATGCTCTTGCAACGATGGGCTTCTGATTATGCTAACGTTGCTATCCCTTACGAGACTATAGAGTCTGTGACTAACCTTGCTACGGTTACTCGCTCTCTGGCTCAGAAGCATGGTGTTGCTTTCCATGCACTTGCTACTGCTAAACCCGACAACCTGCGCCAGATTCCATTTGCTACTGCATCTACACTCGCTTGGATTTCCCCCATGCGTAGAGGCGAGACAATCATCTGGGATGGCATGAAACTCATGCGGTATCCAAAGAAGATGAAGGCACAGGCTCGACCGAGATACCGAGCGCAAGTGCTGTCTGCTGGATTAGACTTTGATTTGTTTGTTGCGGATGACACTTTGGAATCTACACGGGTTGCTATCTGGTCATTTTTACAGTTGGAGAGGTCAATGGATAAAGATAAACCAGACTTACGTGTACTCAAAGGTGGCAAAGATGACTTGTTATCTGATAACAGTGATGACACCCTATACAGCGGTTTGATGGAATTAGGGGTAGGGTCTTCTAATAACAGTGGGTCTGAGATGCGGAAACATGAAGCCTCAGAAGTGACCCCTAGAGACCCCTCAGAGGTCACTCCGTTGCCTGTTTTCGGGTACTCAATGAAGACCATTGTAGACGTAGATGACGCTGGCAATGAGGTGCTTAGAGACGCCCCTGTGGTGCAGTCCAATGGGGTGTCTTTGCGCAATTGCAACACCTGTTTTGTGGCTTCCAATTGCCCTGCTTTCAAGCCTGATACGACCTGTGCGTTTAACTTGCCAGTAGAGGTTCGGACCAAAGAACAATTGAAGGCTCTGCTTACTGCGGTCATTGAAATGCAGGGGCAAAGAGTAGCATTTATGCGCTTCCAAGAGGAATTGAACGGCGGGTATGCTGACCCCAATGTGTCCCAAGAGATGGATAGATTGTTCAAGTTAGTCAAGAATGTAAAAGAGTTGGAAGAGAACAAAGAGTTCATTCGCATCACTGCTGAACGCCAGTCCTCTGGTGGAGTGTTGAGTGCCATTTTCGGTGATAGGGCTACGGCTCTGAGAGAGATGGAACAGCCTCTAAACGAAGAACAAACTACCACGATTATCCGCCAATCCATCGAAGACTAGTTATCTGATAACAGTAAACGACACTGTTTGAATTGTGCCACACCCTATTCTGCATACTTTTGGAGTAGTGGGTAAGGGTCTACAAAGGCTTTTCCATCTTGGATGGCAAAGTGCAGGTGCGCCCCAGTTGACTGCCCTGTGCTGCCGACCTTACCAATCAAGTCCCCCTTCTTGATGGTGCTTCCGATGATGACGCTTGATGGGGCTGACCCATCTATCATATGCCCGTAGTAGAGTTGCCATGTCCCTGCATCTGCTATGACTACGTGATAGCCAAGACTTCCTTCCATTCCTACCCAGATTACTGTCCCATCTGTTGCTGAATAAACTGGCGTTCCATAGCCGGGATTGAAGTCTAATCCTTCGTGGTTACTAGAGCACGTTGCGCAGGGTGCAGTTCGATACCCAAAGCCCGATGTCACGGGAACGTATCGACCGACTGGGTAAATCATGCTTGGGATGTAGATGCCTAGACCCCGAGCCACATTCACCTCTTTGCCTTTAGCCGTCACGGTTTGTGTTGAAACAGGCTTTGACTGATAATGGTTGTACTTTGACCCATCCAGATAATTGGCTGGGAATGCCCCGAGACTGAGTACAAGTAGAAAGACTATTGCTACTGCTTGATACTTTTTCATTCTTTAGTTTCCTGCCGAGTCCGGCGATTCCATTCGAAGTTCCACGACTCGATAAGACTGCGACTCCATAGGGGCTTGTTCCCGATGTACTGGTCGGGCATTGGAAGGATGCCTCGCTTTTGATAAGTCCAAAGGTGTGGGTAGGGAATACTCGCGTACTCTGCGACCTCGTGCGCGGTCAGCCATTCGTTTAACTGCATTAGTCAGTGTCTCCTTAATCGTTGTGTACAACATTGGTTGTCCCTTCTAGCAGCCTGTACTGCCTGTTTCTCTCTGTTCGCATACGCCTACGCTCTGCTCTTGTTGTCCCGCCCCATACTCCGTAGTCATCCATGTATGGGGTCTTGAGAGCCGTCTCAAGGCACTGCTTTTTCAAGGGGCACTTAACGCAAAGCCTGACGGCAAAGACTTGTGCATTTGGGGAAGCTTCTTCAAAGAATGCGTCAGGGTCAGTTTGGGCGCAGAGTGCATCTTCCAGATTGTGCATTTTTAGTTCCTTTTGATATTACTTAGCATGGCATTCACATTCACAGAGTGTTCCGGGCTGTGAGACGAGGTCGTAGGGGCATTTGTCGTGGTCTTTGGTCATGCACCAGCCAAACACCAGAGGTTGTTTACCCTTTAACAATGCTCTGTGCCATCGTGATTGCGCTGGAGTACCGCTCTACGAACCCGTCAGACTCCCACTCCTCTGCGCCAATCGCGTCATTGAGGATGCGGAGTGTGAGTCGCGTGGTAGATGACAAATCGTGTACGCCGTGACACTTGATGAGTGTCTGTACTGCCTGACTCATGACTGAGACTGCTTGCTGATTATTCATTGATTGACCTTTGGTTGTTTTGGACAAAGTTAGATTCTCCACTCTATGACGATGCCACGAATACTTGACAGGGTTTCGAGAGGGTTGCAGTACCCTGCGTCAAAGTCAGCGATGACATCTGCTATCGCATCCATTGGCGCGGTCTGTGAGCGTGGGTCAGATGGTACTAGCATCAGTATTCCGACGTGGGGTCGCTGTCGATGTAGTCATCCTCGGAGTAGTCTCCCTCTTCTTCATGGTTCTCACCACAGTCGGGGCAGTCCCAGACGAAGTTCATGGAGTACCGGCTAATGCTTACCTCAACGTCGAGAGTGCCATTCCAGCCACAGTCACACTCAAGGTTCTGTGCCATCTCTTTCTCGGCGTATGCATCATTAGGGTTGGTCGATAGCCAAGTATCGTAGTCAGACATTGTAGTTATCCTTTCTAGATGAATTGCTGTACGAATTCGCGTACACCGTTGGGGATGTCTTTGTAGACATCAAGGAATCCAGCAGGGTCGATGAAGAAGTCGGTGTCACAGTCATACTGCCCACCTTGCTCGGGCGTGAGACCAAGCGTTAGTTGCGCTGACTCGTTGGGGGTTAGAACATACTCAATGCCCTCAATCCATTCCCCAGTCTGTAACTGCTTGTCGTAACCCAGTTCGAGATGGTGGACAAGGATTACCCACTCCTCAGAGCCAACAGCGTAGTCGTTCAGGTCTCCACCTCGGTCATAGACGTTAAGGTCGTAACCCAGTTCGTTGGGTGGTATTTCCATTATTTTTTCCCTTCTTTGCGTTCGTTCATGAGTCGTTCGGTAAGAGCCTGAGATGCCCGGAGTTGTTCTTGGAGACTGAATACTTTACTCTCCATAGACTTCACACCTTCTTGATAAAACTCTGACTTAATCTGCTGTATGGTGCGGTAAGTGGTGACTACTTCGTCATCGTCTTGCCATGTACTCATTAGTTGTTCTCCCAAAAGTGTTCGGTATCTATCCATCCAATGCCACGAAGAACGTTGTTTAAGGTTGCATCTCCAGACAGGTACAGTCCACCTGCTGTGTTGGGCTGTACATCGTCAGCGCGTTCCCAGAGAATCACCATCTTGTTGTTGTCTGCACGGTACACAGTCCGTTTCTGAATCTGCGCCATGTACACGTCCCCACGCCACCAGTCTGTTAGTTCGCTGGCGTGGTTGTCAAGTTTGTTGCGGGCAATATCTACCTCGTCTTTGACTGCGTTGTACAAGAGTACGATTCCCCATTGACTGCTCAAGTGACCATTCATAGCGAGGAGACAAGCCTGAGTGCCAAGAGATTTAAAGTAATCGAACATACCTCGCTCAAGGTGGTCGCTGTGTGCGCCTGTGTGAACATCTACACCTGCGTAGTGATTGACAAGCCACTCACTTACTGACTCTGCACCCACAGGGGTGTGGTAGATAGGGGTGTTGTCCTCGCTCATGGTCAGAGTGTGAATACCTACACTCTCCCAGTTCTCGTACGGGGGATACCATTCGGCATCAGGGTCGGCGTATACGGCTACGCGGTAGTCATCTCCCAGAGGGAACGCATAGATTGGCTCACTCATTTGTTCTCTCCCTTAATAAGCGTCTGAGCAACGCGAACAATAGTCGCGCCGTGAAGGTCATCTGCTTCCTGACATTCATCACGCATATTTTCCAGCAGAGCAATGATACGACTGCGCTCGGCTTCCTCTCCGCTTTCCCAACCAGAGACGAAGTGTTCTTGCCTAATGATGTGTTCGCTTTTCTCAGTCATTGTCCCGTATCTCTCGTGCGATGATGACGTTTTTCAGGTCGGTGCGGTGCTTCATGATGCGTGTAGCAGAGGGGAACATACGCCCATTGGAGAGTTCCCACGGTGCATTTTGGTGAAGCACACCGTTCTTGACACACTCGTGAACGATTGATTCCAGAGTGTCAAGAGACTCGAAGTAACGTTCGTGTTCGTTGCGTACACACCTGTCTACCTGCGCCTGAGTCTCATTGATTCCACTCAGTAGGCTGACAAATTTGCGTTCTCCCATACGCACAAGCGCGTCACGGAAACTGTCGCGCTTAGAGATACTACGTAACTCGTCTTGGAATTCCCACAGAGCGTCAATGTTGTTGAGTAGTTTCTGTGATTCGTCATACGCGGTCTCAAACTCAGACTCAAGAATGAGCAGTTGTTCTTCGGTGAAGCCAGATGCGTCACGCACGGCTTGCAGTTCGTTGTCGAAAGTTAGCATTGTGTGTCCTTACCACGAAGCCTGATACTCAAAGTCGCAGTCTGCAAACTTTGGGTTGTCGAGAATGGCGGAGACCATATCCAGCGTGTACTGGATACTCCACCAGTAGGTGTCATCTATCTCGGTAGAGCCAAAGAAGAATCCGTCCATAGGGGGCAAGATGTCTGGGTTCTTGTCAGCCAGAGCAGACTGGCACAAAGAGACCAATTCATCTAGGTCAGAACGACTGACGTAGTATGGCTGGCAGTTGTCCTCGCCATTACCTACGGTGTCAACGAACCAGTTGTGGATTGCGTTCTGCTTGCGCCAGTAACCGACCTTAAACGAAAGTTGTACAGACGGCATATCAGTCTGGAAGTCGGTGCGCTCAAGACCTGTGGCAGTCATAACCGCATCGAATTCGGGTGTGGGCAACGGCACATCCGTTTTCCAGTCGTAGTCGTATCCGTTGAGGTGCTTGTTAGCGAATAGATATTGGTCAAGACCCATTATCGTTTTTCCTTTTCTTATTCGTTGTTACTCGGTGACATTCACGGCATTTCCGTGCGCCATTTGGTCGGATGTAAGTGTTGTTTTCTGTGTACTCATGCCCCTTTGGGCAAAAAGTTATTTTGTATGTATATTGCTTTACATTTTCTGATTGTGATTGCTCTTGTAAGTGTTCGGGATTAACGCAGTTTCTAACTTCACATAGATGACCGACTATATTTGGTTTTTCTGGAAGGTATCCATTTGCCCAGTAAAAGGCGGTTCTGTGAACATACCCACTAGGAATTCCTTTTCCGTTGTATCTCCCATACCCGACATTGTTTATATGACCAGTCCATAGCCAGCACGAGTCTGTCTTATTGACTTTTGCGTAAAATTTATCAGTCATATCAGTTGTTTCTATGGGGTTGTTGTTAGTTCCAACTTACAGGGTTGTAAGCAGGTTGTCAATCCACGCAATCGGGGCAGAGGTAGTTGCCGGTCTCGGGAAAATACTTGAGAATCATGTACTCCTCGCAGGAATCACAAGTACCACTAATCAATGGTTGCTCAGACATTGTTTGCCTTCTCTTTCACTTTCTTGAGCAGACTGCTCTCGTCGAATCCGTACTGGTCGCACAGACGTGAGACCCACGTTGTGTATTCTTGCTCGGTTAGACTGCCGTGCGTGTAGATGATTGCTACTGCACCGATGATTTCTTCATCAGTCATTGAGTACACCGACGAGTTTTCTTGCTTACTCATTGTCAATCTCCTTGATGTTGAGAATGTGTCCTGCTTCTTCCAAAAGCCATCGCAACTTTGAGTAGTCAATGTCTTTGTCTGTGACTCTGAGTGTAATCAGGTAAACGCGAGGGAGAGTAACCAGAGTTTCTGGCAACCGCTGGACATTGCTCGGGAATTCATCTGCGACATAGAATGTATCTACACACTCGTCACAGCACTCCGATGACTTGCTGGCGTAAGTCGCGCCACATTCGGGGCATTGATAGTCCTTAATCGATACCGAGGTTGTACTCATATCCGTCTCCTTTCTGTGCTTCTTCGAGAATCTGGGTCAGTCCGTAGGTCAGACTTTTCATGTCATCTGGCATATCAAGGTTGGTGTCTAGGTAGCACCAGCACTCGTCTACTGTGTCCCAAGTGTCGCAACGAAACATCTCGCTACGCTTGGCTTCGTCAACGGTGAATCGCATGGTGTCGTTGTCGTAGGCAACAACGAAGTAAGTGATTCCACTACTGGACATTAGATAACCTCTCTGTAAATGAATTCGGTTGCGTGGTCGGAGAATGTCAAATGGTTGTGTTGGAACATGAGCGTACCTTTGTCATCGCACTCTGTGAGGACAGCGAGACGCATGATAGCCACAGACAGAGCAGGGTACGGCTCACTCCACTCATTGATGCCGTCTGTGTAGCACAGGTTAAACAAAGTTCCGTTGGTCTCGATGTGAACAAAGGCTGAATCAAGGTCAAAGTCAAGAATTGGTAAGTATTGTTTAGTCATCACGCTTCCTCTATTTCCCACGACCACGAGTTGATACCCTGTGATTCGGTTTCGTAGTCTCCCACATCCCCAGTAACGGTGTTCATTGCCAAAGCGACCGCTTTGTCTGCGGAATCTGCTTCGACATCTACGGTGTGGTAGATAGTTTCGTACAGAGTGACTGTGTAATTAGGCATTGCTGTTCTCCCTTGTCAGGTCAGAGTTGATTTGTTTTCTCTGCTCAGGTGTGAGCGTGTAGTACAACCGGTATAGCAGGTCGTACTGTGCGTTCTTTAGGTCGTAGTTTCTGTGGACACCAGCGGTCTTGCTAATCCACAGGTTGAGTTCTGTGTGATTACTCATTGTTGGTCTCCCTTACCTGTTGTTGTTTCCACTTAATTTTGTAACCGTCGTTTTGGTCAAACACTTGGTACTCAACGCTGTCCTTAAACATCTGTACAGCGTCTCTAGGGCAATCAGCGTCAATATAATCCCAGTAGTAAAACGTTGCTGTGAGTTTGTATTTAGGCATTGTCAACCTCCCTATGTGATGTTCTCGTAGTTGGTTTCCCAGCAGTCGCGCCATTCTCCGTCTGCTTCATCCTCAATCAAGTCGTGGTACTCGTCAAGGTCAATCTCGTCAGCGTCGTCAAAGATTGATTGCTCAACCTCGATTGAGACTGTCATCTCTTTGGTGACGCGCACCTCAACGGTCTTTTCGACCATGATTGGCTCGATGAATCCCTGACGAGCCATTTCACTTAACGTCATACGAATGTCTGTCAGCGAGTGGTGCATACCGTTCGCCAAGTCAATCTTGCCGTCTTTGTGAAGCGTGATAATGCTACTGACCAATTCGCGTACCCAATCCTCTGTGGGGTAGCGAGGGGTCTCGACCTGTGTGCTTACTGCGTTGTATTCCATTAGTGTTGTCCTTTCTTGGGGTTGGTCATTCCAACTATTACTACGCTAATTGCTTAGCGAGCCAATCGCCACTTTTTACGGTAACGAATTGGTAACGATTGCCTGTGATTTTCCTGATAGTTGCTTGAGATGAAGTCATTGTAAATACCCTTACTACCTGCAAGGTACATGGCATTGGTCACACCAAGTTTGCGCGAAGTAAGTGTAATTACTCTGATGTAGTGCGTGTGTTTGTTTGCGTTGACAAGAGGCTCAAGAAACTCTGAATGAACATTCTTCTTGCCAACGATTGATTGATAAGTCTCCATGAGTCGAGAGACTGTTTGACGATTGTCATCTGTGTATGCAATGTGAAACTTACCTACTGGTTTCATTGGTTACTCCACTTCCTCTGCGTCAGTAAAGTTGTACTCTCTGTAATTTGAGAATGATAAGACTCCCTCTACTGGTTCACCATTTGTCTCGAATTCAGGGTTCTCAATCAAGAGAGTGTCTGCAATTTCCCTTGCTTCTTCTTCGCTCTCCGCAGAGACATACGCTATTTTGGCAAGCGTGTAATTGTGTGTGACTTTGTATGTTGCCATTGTGATTACTCCTCGTCGAATTGTGGGATTAGGGTCTCAAATACTGTTGCGCACTCGTGTCTCTTAAAGCCAAGATTAGGAGTGTCGTGGTCGGTGCGTATCGATTCTACAAACCGTAATCCGCATGAATCTGACCACCAACGGCGTATGTATTCCAACATTATTTTTGGTGTGGCTTGGTCTGACGTAATGATTGAGTCGTAATTGTACTCCCTCATTTGCTCGACCTGTTTTTCGTCCATGAGTAAATAGATTTTGTGACAGGTGTCCCACGCGATTCCACGCGCGTCAGCGAGTCGTTCTTCGATTAATGTTTCGTTATCTAGCATTGTGATTATCCTTTCGTGATAATGCTTTGATAGTGCTTAGGCTTGCTAGTGATATTGCCTAGTAAGTCTTGCTTGTTCTTGCTTACGCTTGGCTAGAGTATTCTGGTACTTTCAGGTCTGTGTGTAAGCCAAAGCAGTCTTTGGCTTCGTACTCTAACGCTTCGTGAGTGGTTGACATGAGACCGCCAATGGCTTCGTGGTTTACCCAGTCGTATCGCACGTCGTTAGGGTCATCGTCGTTGCGATAGGTTACGCGCTTCTCCAATGAGACTAGGTACACTTTTCCCTTGCTGTACGCTTCCCACTCTTGCACGTGGGACATTATCCAATCAAGGTCAGGGTTTGTGTTGATGTTTGTGGCGGTTGCGTACCATAGCGATATGCCATGCTCGTCGTGGAGAATGTAGTACGCCTGTCCCTTACGCGCAAAGTGTCGCTCGATTGCTTCCTCTCGACCATAGCGGTCATTGTTGCACCAAATATCATCTAGAGTGTCTGCGTCAGGGTCTTTGCCAAACGACAATTCTCGATAGACGTATGAGTACAGACTGTGAATAGATAGAGTCTCGCTGTCCCACCATTCGGCAGGGTGCTGTGCGTGATTGTCGTAGTAGTACGCGATTCGCGTAGTCTCGTCAATTAGTGTTGGTTCGTATGCTTCAATAGACATTAGACATTCTCCGTCTCTTTGATACATTCTGGTTCTGGATTGAGCGTGGGAATGACTCTGCGCTGTCCACACAGGTCACAGGTCATCATTGCGACAGGGTCGCTGTACGCGATAACGCGCCATTCGTGCTGACTCATTTTGATTTTCCTTTCTCGGCAATGTCCAGACCACAGTCGAAACAGACATTGCGTGTTTTAAGTGTGATGAATGATGTGCCTAACAATTCGTGGCACGACGAGCAGTACGGGTCACTCATTAGTTGTCCTCTCTTGATTGATAGGTCTTGGTTGCGCGTGAGTCGTTAAAGTACGACACAGGGT